AGACAATTGGGCGCACACTCCTGCGGTTCGAGCATAGTGTCTATGCCGGGATTTTTGCCGGTGACCGCCTTCTGTTGTCTCTGTTAAGATGTCAGCTGGCCAACTACGGTGTTGCAAGGTGCTTCGATGGCACTGTCAAGGCAAACATAGGTGCAATGAGGTGCTCTGGGGACCAGAACACCAGTCTCGGTAATTGCATCATTTCTGTCTGTTTAGCAGAGCTGTTTTGCCGTGAGCGTGGCATTGTTGAGCACGATATCTTGTGCGATGGCGACGATTTACTGTTGTTCGTCCCAAGCCAGAGCTTGCATTTGCTCTCTCCCCTGTCGGATTGGTACCTTGAATGGGGCCTTCGCATGAAGATAGAGGAGCCCGCTTCTGAGCCGGAGCGGGTTGAGTTTTGCCAAAGTAGGCCTGTGTATGGGCCCAACGGGTGGGTGTTGGTCCGCAACCCCGCTAAGGCACTAAGTACTGATCTCGCTGGCGGCATGAAGCTTGCCAACGAGACCAGTTTCTTAGAGCATATGCGTTCCGTTGGACTTTGTGGATTGTCCATGGCGGCGGGCATTCCCATACTCCAGGAATACTATGAGTGGGCAGTTGCCCATGGCAAGACCGGCAAGTTCGATTTTAAGGAACTGGGTGGGGTCGGGTGGCAGTACCGGTTGCAAGTAGCCGCGGGTCACAGTCCGCGTAGCTTGCCTGTCACAACCGAGACGCGTTTGAGCTTTGAACGCGCCTTCGGCATTGCACCCCAAACCCAGCTCGATTTGGAAGAGACAATCAGGAGCATGTCTCTTAGCCGCCAAAGCGATCCCCATATTTTACCCACGCCAATTGAACCCAATTTTAAATAATGGCACCAGCGAAGAAGGCCCGAAGGGCTCGCAAGAGCCCAAAACAGAAAACCATCCGTGTTGTGAAGTCCGATGCCGTCGATTACCATGGCGCATTGGCAGCCCGCATGTTTTACGATCCGTGCGGTGCTGATCTCGGTGAGACTGTTTACCCTGGTGACCGAGGGTACGTTAGTAGGTTCGTTCAAAACGTCA